CCATAATCATATAATGCTAGTGCATCTTGTCCTGTTCTCGCATCACCTACACGATATCTTCTTTTTGATAACCCAGTATTACTATCTACATAAGTTTCATTAGGATTTGATGGCACTTCATTTTTATCATCATATCTGACTATCTGCCTAGTGAATCCAGACGAACCATCATCATTCACACCACCGGTTTTTGTGACGATGGTTGACATCGCGAATGATGTGTCAGATCCGTCAGGAGTTTTTCCAGCTATTCCTGGAACATAGACATTACTACTTTTACTTTGTGATACTACTGCCATCACACAGGGGATTTTTATCTATTTAGTACTATCTTTTCATAATCTAATGATAGTAAGTCATCAAGTTCAGTTCTATTTACAATGTATACCTGAGTTGCTAATTCCTCCCAGGTATATTGTCTATAAGTTCTGAGATGAAAATTTAATCCACGAAACCCCCAAGGAAATATTTCAGTTACTGCGACCAGGGGGTGTTGATCGTATTTAATCTTAGGAGTTTTTGCAAAATATCTAAAGGTGCAAATGTTTCCCTCTTCTGGAATAGGTGCAACCGTATCATTCAATGCGTACATTATCAATTCCATTCTATCATCTAGATTTTTTTCAGATTGAATTTCTTGTCTTACAGGTTCGATACGGTTCATTTGATACCTAGTTCGTCTTCTGTGATAATCTTAAATTCAATGCGTCTATCTTCACAGAATTCATTTGCTGCTTTCCACTTTGCCTGGTTTACAGCATAGGTTTTACACTCATATAGATATGATTTTGTTACTCTGGATCTCTTCTTTGGTGGTTGTGTTTGCTTTTTTGGTTTAACTTCTATCACATAGGTCTTTAGTTGACCTGTGCTTTCCTTTACCTTTATAATAAAGTCAGGAAAATATCTATGGACTCTGTGATCAACTGGTGAGATGTATGGAATGAAGAATTCTTCACTTCCCCACTCAAGAATGTTTTCATTCAAGTCACACCACCTACAAAATCTTCTCTCCCATGTGCTTCTGCAGATAATATTGTTTGGATTACCTTTATATTTTTTAGGAAAAGAAGGTTTATATTTACTCTTATTACTTTCTGCCATACATAATATATACGGTAAAAACTATTTATAGATGGCCGAAGAAAAAAAGGTTAAAATAAAAAACGTAGATCAAATTAAGGTTAATCTCCTTAGACCGTCTCAATCAGCTTACTTTTATGTTGAATTACCTCTTACACAGTTTAGTGATGTTGATGACACTATAAACAAAAGTTTTTCAAAAATTGAAAGATTGGGACTTAATTGTTCATCTGCTGTATTACCAGGATCAAGATTAACAACATATCAAATTGATAATGATAGAACTGGTGTTACTGAAACTCATGCATATAGGAGACAATTTGATCAAGAAATAGATTTTGAATTCTATGTTGATGCAAGTGATTATATTGCCATAAGATATTTTGAAAAGTGGATGGAATATATTATGAATCAAGATAATAATAGAGCAAAATCGTCAAACTATAACTATCGTGCAAAATATCCTAATGAATATATTTGTAAACAGGGTTTAAATATTTACAAATTTGAAAGAGATTATAATCAAGTTTTAGAATATAATTTCTTTAATTTTTTTCCAAAGGCAATCAGTTCTATGCCAGTATCATATGATGGAAATGATGTTCTTAGATGTAATGTAACAATGTCATATGTGAGATACATTATGACAGGTAAAAAACGTAATTTAGCTGAAAGACCATCATCAATATCCACTGATGAACCAAAGACACCCAAACCAAATACTAGTCCTCCAAGAAGACCGCAAGTTCAACCTGAACCTGAACCTGCACCTACTCCTAACACTGCTGTATTTGGGTTAAGAGATCTTGGAGCTGGCTCAGATTTAAGACCTGGAGCCGGTAGATTTACCAACACTGGGACAGACTCAATTTTCCCTCTTGGTAGAGTGTAATAAATACAATCACTGAACTTCTATAGGACATTATGCCTTTACCAAAGATTGCTACACCAACTTATGAACTTGAATTGCCATCAACAGGAAAACAAATTAAGTTCAGACCTTTTCTTGTAAAAGAAGAAAAACTTCTTGTTCTTGCTCTTGAGAGTGAGGATACAAAGCAGATTACTAATGCAATCAAATCAGTAATTAAAAACTGTATCCTGACTAGAGGGATA